TGAGCCAATCCTTTCCGGGTTGCGCTGCCTCCTCGACCATTGCGTCGATCGTTCCGTCAACGAGGTGCTTACCCATTTCCTCATACTGAGCCAATGCGGCCTGATAGTTTGTGCCGTCAGCACCCTCAATCACGAACAGCGCCGATACAAGTTCCCCCTGTAGAGCGTACTGTTCTTGCGCCATTTGCTCGTACTGAGTCCGCAGCTCTTCCTTGTACTTTGCAAAAGCCGCAACGATATCCTCCGTAGATCCCTTCGACAGATCTGTCGTTTGAATGGCCAAACCAGCGTAGGCGCTTGCGTTGATGTGAGCACCTGTCATTGCATTCGTTACGTCCGCAAGCTGATTCATCAGTGTGTTGAGCAGGTCGGCCTCGCTTTCAGTAAGCGCGTCCTGTTCGCCTTTTGCAATCAGTTCGCCAATCTGACGACCTGTGTCCTCTGCGAACCTATTTACTTCGTCCCAACCAGTTGTGTACGTCCCAAACCATTCTGTCGCATCGTATGTGTCACCAGCCGCCAGCTGTGGCATGAGCTTCAATGTCAACCTGCCCGCATTCTGTGCGGCCTCGATATACGTGTCGATATACGCGAGCGTGGCATCGACTTCCCTACGGAGCCTTGAGTAATCCTCAGGCCCGGCGAGGCCTAGACGGATGACGTTGAACGTCGTCATGGCCTCGGTCAGGGATGTTTCTACCTGAGTCCGCGCCTGTTCAACGCCCTCTACCGTCGTCGATATGATGCTCAATGTGGCGTCTATGTCCACGTTGAACATCTTGCCTTTGACAAAGTCCTGTACCTGTTGCTCCGTCAGGGTAACGTCGCCCCAGTCGATGTCCGTGTTGTTCTTGTTGATGTATGCCTTAAGCCCCAAGACCACGCCAAACGTGAACAATGCGGCTCCGGCTCCGATTATGGCGGCCATACCGAAAGATGCGCCAAATACGCCGAGCGCGATGACACTGACACCAAGGCCGATCTCCAGCGCGCTGGTTATCGCGAGAAGTATTGATTCTGTCGATAGCGCATCGACGTCTGTATTGCCCAGTAGCGCCTTGATGTTCGCGATCGCGGAGAACGTGAGCGTCAGGCCAACGGCCACCGCAGCGCCTTGAGCGCCCCACTTTGCTCCGCCGATCGTCTTGACGATCTTCGCCGCGAGGCCCGCGCCGAGGGCCGTGGTGAGTATCTGAGCGAGCAGCCAGCCGGGTTCGCCGCCTTGCAGGTATTCCTCGCTGAACATCGTGCTCAGTTTGAATACGACCGTCACGACGCCCGCTGCGGCGATCAGGCCGAACAGCGCGCTCAATACGCCCAGGCCGCCAGTAAACAGCTTGCTCATTTCCCAGGCGAGGATCGCTGCACCGATGTCCTGAACGATCGACTTGATCTGGTCCATGTGTTCCTGTATGAAATCGACGATCGCGCGGATCTTCTCATCGAACACATCGACCTGTTCGAACATGCTCGAATAGTCGATCGGCATGGTTCCGCCGCCACCGCCACCGCCGCCGCCACCCTTGCTCTGGATGACGTTCAGCTCGTCCCAGTCGGCAAGCAGGTTTTGGATCGCGCCGCCCGCGCCGCCAGCGGAGTTTTTGACCTTGTCAAGAGACGACGCGGCAGCATCCGTTGCGCGCGTCCATGATGTCGCGCCGCTGAGGAGAGCGAAAAACTGATTGATGTAGTTGGACACGGTAATGATCCAGCTGACCACGGTCTGAAGTATCGGGATCAGGGCCTGAAGCGCCGGAGCCAGAGCCGCGCCGATCGAGTTCTTCATCTTGAAAGTCGCGTTGGCCGCAGACGTCATAGCCCTGTCGAACTCGCCGCCGATTGCCTTGCTGTATTGCCGGACATTGTCGATGCCCTCTTTCAATCCTTTGGCGACGGCCATGATCATGGCGCGGATCGCGCGCATCTTGGCGATCCGGCCAAACTGAGTCACGAGTCCACCTATCGTGCTTTTCCCGGACCGACCCGCATTTGTCAGCTCTTTGATACTGGCCGTGATCTCGCCGATGCGTGACGCAGCGCCGTCTTCGCCCGTCCACTTCATGCCGCCTGCGATGCCTGACAACGCGGTTTTTACCCGTTCAGCAGCGCCGCGCACGGACTCCAGCGCGCGAGACATCCGTCCGGAAGACGTTGACACCGACTCAGAAGCGGTGTTTGCCGCCGTCCCGGTGTCCTCAATGACCCGTTCGGCCTGATACGCCCCGCTCAAATCCGGCATGCCGATCGCGTTATTGACAGAGGATACGGCGTCTGAAGCCCCGCCTGCGGCGTCCTTGACTTCCTCAAAAACGCTGGCGGTTTCTTTCATGCCGCTCAACTGGGGCTGAAGCTCGTTGGCCACCGGAGCCGCTTTTCCGCCGCTCGCGCCCTGCTCGGTCAGCTTCCTCGCCGTGACCGACGCCTCGGCAAACGCTTTCATCGCGGCGCTGACCCGGTCGAGCATAGCCACGTTGTCCTCAGACATCGGGCTTTCCAGCGCGGTGCGCACCCGTTCGATGCCGCTCGCCATTTGTTCGAAGTTGGACTTCCCGCGCCCGGTCTTGCTGATCCGTTCAAGCAGCGCCACGTTCGCGTCGCTGATTTTCGTAGACAAAGCCTGCGAAATGCGCTGAAGGCCATCGGCCATTTCGCCAAGTTCGCTGCCCTTGATCAGGGCAGATTTGACTTTGGCGAGCGCGGTTGCGAGAGCGGTAAGCGCCCGTGCCGCTACATCAGAATTGGATATGATTTTAAGCTCCAATTCAGTTGTGCTCATCTGCTTCGCCCTCCTTCTTGCGCTCGTTTTGGCGATTGAACCGTGCCGCCAACGCAGTCATGAAATCAACAGCCGCGTCCATTTTGTCCTGGTTCGTCTGTTTCTTTGTTTTGCGTGTCTGTATTCCGAAATCGATCGGCTTGTCTGAATAGGGGCGTACGCGCGTCCCGCTTTTTGCAAACGCATGAAGCACCGGCGATACGTCACACAGCGCCTCATAGAAGTACAGCCCCTGAAGCCAAGCCATGCGGTTTTGCTCTTCCTGCTTGATCCTGTAAGCGCGGCGATAGGCTATTACCAGCGTACAGTCCTGTTCCCAGTACTGCTCCGGTGACATGCCCATCGCCAGATAATGCGGAAAGGCCTCGTCTATTGCCTGCGCAATGGTCTTTGGCCCGTCATCGTCGTCCTTACTTACAGAATCTTCCACGTAGGGGTCTCGTCTTCGTCGCCGTCAGGCTCGTCCATCAGCGTGGAGATCGGCTCGGCGTACATCGACACCAGCGCCGCGAGCAGCTCTTCCTTGTTCTTCTGAGCCGCCCAGATTTTGTCGATCAGGCCATTTTCCATGCGCTTGTGGTGCATCTGGAAAGCGCCGCGGAACAGGTCCTGGATCATCGTCGCGGGCTTGTCCGTGTTGATGACAAAGCCCCTGTCCTCCATGCTGCGCACGGTCTTGCGGTTGAACTCCAGAGTGTAACTGACGCCCTCGTAAGTAATAACGATCTGTTTTGCCATGACCTCTTATCCTCCAATTCTTTATGCGCCTTGTTTGTTAGCCAGGGATGCGGCGTCCCTCAACCGATGCCACCGGCCCGATTGTTTGTCGGGCCGGTCAGCTTATAACCGTCAGGTGGGCAGGCTGAACACGAAGTCCGTGCTCGGATACATCGTGATCGTCATGTTCTGCGGGTCATTGACGCCGCCGCCGGACTTGATGGCGCGCACGTCGCCGGTCCACGACCACTGGCCATTTTCACCGGTCGGGGTGTTCACGTCGTTCGTGGTCGTCGCGCCGACCCAGACGGCGTACTGCGTCTGCGTGCCCTCAAGGGCCTTGATCTTCTGATAGTCAGCCGCGATGTAGTTCGCCTCGAACTGGAACGAACTCAGATCCTGCACGCCGGGCGTGTACTTCCTGATCTTGTCGCTCAGGGTCGTCACGTCGATGTTCTCAGGCTCACCGCCCATGTCAGGGAACGATTTGATATCGATCAGCTTCGTATAGGAGGTGGCGCTGGACGTCGCCTTATACATCAGGTAGGTCTTGTAAGTGCTGATAGGAGCAGTAGCTGCCGCCATTCTCACTCATCCTCTCTGTCTCGTTGTCGTTGAATGCGGGTCAGGCCCGCCGGTAAATGATTCCATCGTGTCCCGCTTCGGCTTGGTATCTCGCGATATAGCGAAAGATCATGTTGTCCGCGAGGTTGGGCACGAACTGCATCATTGTGCGCGTGAAGCCGAGCTTTGTCATTGCCGTGTCGATCGCGTCCATCACGGCCCGGCACTCGCCCTTGCTCATCGCATACACATTGGCTTCATATGTCAACAGCGCGAACTCTTCATGATCTGCCGACGAAAGCTGGTACACGCTTGACGCGTTGTCGGTCTCCATCAAAGTCGCGCAGGGGAACTTGGTCGCTGACGGCACATAAACGCTCCTGAAGCACCCGGGCGCGAGCAGGTCTGAGACAGCCGTGGCGACGTGTGCGAACACGCCCTGCTCAACGTCTATCATCAGAACACCTCCTCGATCAGGTCGTCCAGGACGCGCTTTGCGTCCATCCATCCGCGGTACATGGGCATGGCCGCCGGTGTGCCCCGTGTCAGGACCTTTTCACCGTCCTCGCTTTTGAACGCCCAAATAGGTCTTGCACCGAGACCTTTCCCGTATGTACCGATCAGGAACCCTTGCTCGGCTCCCCACGGGTGCGGTGACGATCCCGCAGCGCCGTTGTTGCTGATGCCCGCGCCGTACTCGATGAACACGGCCTCGTTGCCGTCGGCGATCACGACCGTCATGTTGTCCTGTTCGTCGATGCTTACCGTCACGTCGTTGACTGGCTCATAATTGCCGCTGACGATGTCGCCTACCAGCGCCGTTCTGAACCCGCGCGACGCGCTCCATGCGATGCGCTCGCCGACGAGATTTCTCAGCCGCTTCATTTTTCTGGGCAGGTCGTCTCTGTACTCCTCGATCTCGCGGATCGCATCGTTGATCGACGCCTCGTCAAGCGTGAAGGTGATGGTCTTCTTTGCCATGTCACATCACCGTGCGGTTGGCCGTGCGTTGCCTCAGCGCCACGGACAGTACGTTCAGGCTCCGTCTCACCGCGACCACGTCGTACGACTCATTGTTCCATTCAACGATGCCGTATTCGTCGATGTCCGCGTTCGGATCATCCATGACCAGGACGTGCGAGTAGTTGACGCCAAGCCCGAACAGGTTGTCCGTCACGAGACCGTCAGGGGGCGAGATGTTGCCGCGATAACTCACAGGGTCGCCATAACTTGGTCTGTAATCGCCCGGATCGGCGGCTGTGCCGTCGTACGCCTCGCCCGCATAAGGCCGGTAAACAAACGGGACGGTGTTTCGCCTCAACAGTTTCATCCCATGTCACCTCGGTATGCCGACGCAGGGCAGGACGTCGTACAGCAGGTCAGGCGGTATGTCCGAGCTGCGGTACGTCCGGTCAACGCCGTTCTCGCTGTGACGGCTCTCGCCCTCAGCGCCGCGCTTGTTCATGAGGTAGGCCGCAATGCGGACCTTCTTCATGCTGTAACGTGCGGGCACGTCGGTCGCCGCGTACTCGTCCTCCGACATATAGGGATACATCCTGTTCAGGATGGCGTCATGGGCCTGTTGCAGGTAGTTCTGCAACACCGCATCATCGTCACCGTCACCGACGATCTCCCTCAGCCGTTCCAGCTCGTTGTACAGCGCCATTCGTTACTCACCGCCCGTCTTGCGCCTCTGTCTGCCTTTCTTCTCGGTATCCGTGCGGGCCTCGCTTTCAGGCTTGGCCCGCTCGGTTTCCTTTGTTGCGGCTCTGTCAGGCGCTTTCTCTTTGTTCTCGAAGTGCCTGTGCAGCATCATGGTGCGTCACCTCGTCATCAGGGCTTCGGAACAGACTTCACAGCACCGGCGGCGACGGCGTTGCCGTTGGTGTCAACAGACACGACCGTCACGGTCTTGGTCGCGGCGGCGGTGATCTGCGTGGTGCCGCTGGTGAACGCGGTGCCGGTGAAGGGCTTGCCCAGAGCCACGGTCGCGGGACCGTCGCCCACGACGTACTTGTAGCTCTCGCCGGTGCCGGGCGTGTAGCCGCTCGCAGTCACGACGGTGTCGCCAGCGTTCGTTCCGGCGGCCGCCGTCAGGGTGATCTTGGCCAGACCGTCGTCGATGCCGTTGACGATCTTGATGACCTTGTTCTCGTTCAGCACGTACGGCGCGAACAGCTTGCTGCCAACGACAACGGTGGACTGGTTCACGATGTCGCGGTCGTACTCGACCATGGTGTCGCGCTTCATGAAGACGGCCAGAGCGCCGGGCTTCATGATGTAGAAGTTGCCGCCCCTGACGCGGTTGGTGACCAGCACCTGGCAGCCGTAGGTCATGCCCACGACGCCGCGAATGCGGACGTCAGCGGCGATCTCGCTCGCCGGGATCCAGTCGGTCTTCAGGAGTTTGGCGTAGAAGTCGGCGTCGCACACGATGACCTTCGTGCCATCGTTGTCCTCGCCGAACAGGGCCAGGGCCAGCGGGATGTCCGTCGGGGCCAGCGCGGTCTCAGGCTCATACACCAGCGCGGTGACCTTACCGGCAGCGGCCAGCAGCTTCTTGTCCAGTCGGTCAGCGATAGCCGTCACGACCTGATTGACGCCCTCGCCAAGAGGATCGCCGTAGCCACTCAGCATCGCCTCGTCGGTCAGCTGGACGCCCTTGCCGATCTTCTCAATCTTCACGGTCTTGGTCGTCTGGTTCAGCTGGGCGATCGGGATGTCGTGGCCTTCCTCGACGTCCTCGGCAGCGCCGATGTACTGATAAAACGGCAGCGTCACCGTGTCACCGGCGCGACCGTTCAGGGTGTTGTCAATCGTGGCCAGCGGGGCGAACGCGATCTTATCCGTCAGCTTGACGTCGATAAGGTCGGCGACGACCTGTGGGTCGAACAGGTTCTCAAGGTAGGTGCCGTAAGTAGTGGAAACGGTAGCCATTCAAATCATTCCTTTCTCAGGAGCGTTAACGCCCCATCAGCCTTCGGTATTCATCAGGATGCTTCTGGCTGAAATCGAGCCGGTCCTTGTAGCCCATACCGTCAAGCTGCGCCTTGGTGATGGTCAGGCCGTCTGCGTCTCCGATGCTCGGAGCGGGGATCTTGCCGAACTCGGCCCTGAGTGCCTTCTCCTTCGCCGTCCACGCCTTGTTGATCGTGTCGATTGCGAGGTCGATGTCCTCCGCGCCGTACAGCGCCTCGGCGATGCCCGTCGCGATAGCCTCGTCAGCCACGAACGACATGATCCTCTTGCTCGTGTTGGCGACCGCGCGCTCCTTGCGCAGTTCGTTCAGTTCCTTCTCGATGGCCTCTTGCCGCTCTTTCTCGATCTCCGCAGCCTGTTCCTCGGCGGTCTGCTTGGCGCGCAGGGCACGCTTGTTCTCGGCTGCCTCTTTGGTCGCCTTGTCAAGCGCCGCCTTCTGTTGCGCCAACTGCGCCCTCAGCTTTGCGATCTCAGCGTTGTCAGGTTCGGGCGTTGCCTGCGTCTCGTTGACGACCTCTTCGGTCGCCTGGGTCTCGGTGGTGTTCGTCGTCTCGATTTCTGCCATGATAGTTTCCTCCTCAAATCGCGAAATTTGTTATCCCGCCGTCTCTGGCGGCTCGCGTTTTATTAACGTCGCTTCTCTGCGACGATATTGAAACGGGATGCCCCGTTCAAATCGGGATCAAATGACACCGGCAGCGCCAGTGCGCCGGGCACCTTGGTGCCTCAGTGATCCGGAATACCTGACCGTCCAGCGGTTCGCATTCCTTGCACACCCGCTCGTCTCGGGCCGTCACCCACACGACATCCGTCACACCGGCGTCCTCAAATGCCTTCAGGCGTGCCGCGTCAACGAATATGTCAGCGTACTGACTCAGCTGAAGCGTCCACAGTCTCAGGGCCTTGTCGATTTCCTGTGCGGGGTTTTCCGATACGCTGACCGCCTCGCTGAGGCGATTTTTCTTGCGCTCAGTCTCCGCGTTGAACGAGTACAGAGTCAGCGCATTGGCGTCCTCTAACATCTCGTCCATCCAGTCGAACAGCATGTCCCGTCGCGGAGCGCCGCACTCGCGAAGCGCGTCAAGGTAGGCCTCTTCGGCGATGCGCCTGTACAGCCTTTTTGCCAGCGCCACGCTTTCCCTGAAAACGTCCGACACCCGCTTCAGCACGTTCAGCCTGTCCCAGTCAGCCAGTTTGAGCCTGTTGAACAATCTCAGGTTTGCCCTGTTCATTTCGCGGATGGCCCGGTCTGCGCCGTCAAAGATCATCGTATCTCACCGCTGTTCCCGCGCTGCGCCTTTTCCCGGCATTCGGCCCTGTCATAAATCTGGTTGTTCGTTTTCTTGCGGAACGTTCTGTTGCACACCGGGCATACGCCTGTCGAATCCTTCGGATGCCCCTTGCCGCCCGCGATCCAGTCGCTGCCGCCCGTATCCTCGTCAAATACTGCGGTCGTACCAGTCGCTGACACACCGCCGCCGTCACCGCCTGTGGATGCCGCAATGGCCATCTCGTCGAGTTTCTTGGCCAGTTCTTCCTGGTAGGCGTCGTATACCATCGCGTCGCTTTCCGGATCGCGGCTGAGTCGCGAGAACGTGAACGCCTGGATCGCCGGTGCGCCGGATGCGCGCAGCGTGCTGAACGACTGCGTCTTGACCAACAGGTCCTCGTAGCTCTGCCGCCAGAACTTCGGCTCAAGGTCGCTCAGTTTAAGCCCGGTCAGTTTGTTCGTGTCGGCGCATATCTTCAGCGCGACCTTCAGGAACTCAGTCTCTGCGGCTTTCCACATGCCCTGCGTTTCCATCGCGCGGGCCTCGGCGTCCCACCAACCGTTTTTCATGATGACCGCGCCGTTGTTCGAGCTGTCAGACGTGTTCGCGTTGCCCTGTGACGGCATTCCGACGATCTTAAGGACCGTCTGGTACATATCGTCCACCAAGGTCTGCGTCTGCGTCTGATCCAGCTGCTCGTTCAGGTAGTACACGCGGGAGGACCGACCGTCAGAGGAGGGCGGCAGTTTCAGCGCGCCGAGGTCCTTCAGCTCAAGGAACTGTTCGCGCGTGATGTCCACGCCCTCGAACACCATGATCGCCTGGATGAACTGCTCGATGCCGTCAAGGCGGTTGCTCTGCGTCGTGTTGATCGCGTCAAGCAGAGGCAGTACCACCTCGAATGCGCCCATATAGTTCGGGTTGCACGGGTACTCGATCAGCGGCACAATGCCGAATCGGTGGACGGTCGTATTTACGATCTCATTCGCCCTGGCAAGACTGCCGTCGATCGTGTATGCCGCGTCGTTCGTGTACACCGTATAGCGCACCTTGCTCTGCGAATCGTCAAGGAACACGAACGTGACGCCCATCACGACCCGCTTGGCCACGTCATTCGAGCGTACGACGAAGGTATTGCGCGTTTCGGGAATGTGTATCTCAAACGGCGCTTCGTCGAACAGGTCGCTCTTGCCCGGTTTCCGGTCGTGGATGACCAACCGGTATCCGACGCCGTTGATGAACATCGAGTGCGCAAGCTGAAGGTCCTTGGGCTGTTTGCCCTCGCTCAACATCATGTCGTTGAGCTGTGCGACCTTTCCCGGCACGTCCTCGCCGGTTCCACGGCTGATGTACTGGATCGGTTCGCCCGCAAACTCTGCTGACTTGAACGCCACGATCTGATTTGCGATGTTCACCACGATCTTGTTGTTGATCTCGGCGTTGACCTTCTTGACCCTGCCCAGTATCGGTTGGATGCCGCGCGCGTAGTTTTCAAGATATATCTCGTCCGCGCGGTTTCTCAGGTGCGTTTCGAGCGCCTTGTTCAGCACCGCGATCACGTTGCCGCGGTTGATCTCTGTCTCGTTCGTGAAAATCTGCTTGCGGCCCGTCATGACGCGGACTGGTCCTGCCTTGACTTCCCTGATCTCATCGCCCACGCCAATCACCTCGCAGCGTTTTTATAGAAAAAGGCGCTAATGAACGAGCCTTGCGGCTCACGCATTAAGCGCCTGATAATTGAAAAGAGTAGCTTATCCCGATTGCATTATAACTTGACAGTTACCCCGCGGCAATCGCCAGTTCCATTTATGATAAACCCTCAAAACGGGCGTTTCACGATCTCGACTCTGTTCGCGTTCATGCTGTCCAGATACAATACGGCCATCGCCATACCGTCAGGGACGTCGTCGTGCTTGTTGCGCCCCGCCATCGTATAGCCAGTCAGCATGTTCATCATCCGTCCGTAGTCGCTGTTCGTCCGGTATGCGCTGTTGTCGCGGAACAGACAGCGTTCCTTCACGGCTGGCGCGTTGACGATGATCTTTGTCTCCTTGTTCGCCGTGGTCGGGCGCGTCGTTATTTTGCACCGCCCGCCCAATTCCTTGACCCGGTTCTGCACCTTCTCCGCGATGTGCCAGCCTGCGCTGTTGCTCTCGAACTGAGCCATCTGTACGCGATGCTTCGTCAGCGCCTGCGCGATGCGCTCCTCCACGACGCCCGGATCGCCGTTGTCGCACACGCAATCCGCAACGTACGCGTCGTTCCCATACAGATACAGTATCGGCATAAAGGCGTAGTCGTCGCCCTTGGCCTTTGTATCGCATACGGCCACGATACCGTCAGGGTCTGTGTCTGGCAGCTCAAAGTAACGTCTCAGCTCGTCCGGGTCGTACAGCAGGCCCTCGCGCTCGATCGGCTCGTTCATGTACAGCGCGCGCCAGTTCACGTCGTCCATGCTGTCGCGTTGGCGGCGATACCATTCCGTCGTGAACTTGTCGTGGATGCCAGGATAGTCAAAGTTGCTCTCGCCTTCAGCGTTCAGCGCCGGTATCCGTATGAATTTCGCCGTGCCGGTCGGGTTGTCCATCTCTGACTGCTCAAGTCGTCCTATCACGTCATGCACCGACCACCGCGTCGCGATGTGCAGCTCCTTGCACGCGCCTGTTTTTCGCTGTTTCAGGTCTGTGTTGTACTGCGTCCACAGCTTGTCAAGCCGCTCTTTGCTCATGGCCTGCTCGATGCTCTCGCACAGGTCGTCACAGTACAATAGCCCCGCGGCGCGCAGTTTGCCTGCGTTGCCCGCGCCGACCGAGGTGAATTGGAACGTCTCGAAACGCTTCGGTTCGCCCATGTCGATTCGCAGGTCCTTTGCGTTCGTTCTCTCTACCTTCACGGTGGGGAACACGTCGCCCCACCGGTACTCGCCTTCCGGGTTCGTGATGCGCAGTATCTCCTCGTACATCCCCCTTACGATGCCCGCGTCGTGCGATACCGCCAGGTTCGGTTTGTCCGGATCCCTGCCGCCGATCCATGTCATAAAAAATATCGACAGCGCTGATTTGCCAACGCCCGGCGGCATGCTGATGGTTAACAGGTCCAAGTCTCCCGTCACCAACGACATCATGTCCGAAACGATCGGATGCAGGACCCTGCGCCTCGGTCTGTAAAACTGTTTGCCGGGGTCTCTGTCCTTCTCGATGTACAGCATATACGCGTCGAAGTCCACCGGCGCGTCGATCAGCAGCGACTTGTTGTACGTGTCGTAAAGACGCTCCATGCTCACTCTGTCGTGTTGCCTGCGCATCGCCTCGGCCAACACGGTGCGGTATTGCCTGTTCCGCTCGTGCCACTCAACGTCGCCGTTTTTAATCCGCTCGTATATCACCGTCAGGCCGTCGTGGTATGCACCCGCGTCGTCCGGCTTCAGCGCAATGTATTTCAATATCCGCTCGTAGTCGTCCATCAGTTTGCCCTCCCTAAAAAATAAAGCGCCGCCGCATTTCAATGCGACGACGCATCCTGACATCTCATTCTCTGAAGGTTATCTCGACTTCTCTGTCCTCGTCCATGTCATCCATCATCCTGAGCACCAGACTCAGCGTCTTAAACACCTCGTAGTACTCCGAGTCTTCATCCGGACCGTCGTACTCCTCGTCCGGCCTGACGCCCGGATCGTTGCCGCCGTTCGCCAGCC